GGATTAATTGTTTCATACAACTCTTTTGCAGTAAAACAATATTCTGTAGTACGATAATGTCTGATTTGAGGCATATTACATATGAGGTTTGAAGGATTTGCCGTAACTCTTACGGTTTCATGACGTTTTGGCATCTAAAATAGCATTCATATCATTTTGACTCATATGTTCTGGGATTCTTGCTGCATTACATCCACGAAGTCAATCTTCTTTAACAACTTGTGCTAATTTAATTGTATTTGCATCACGTTTTTTAATTCCGTCTTTGTAAAGATAATGATATGCAATAAATGCAGCAATTGCTCTTTGCTCCTTTTCGTTTATTAATGGAAGTCCTTCATCATCTGCAAGAATTCCGTGATATACTACCATAACTTTAGGATAATCATGAGCGAAATATAATTCATGATCACCTTCATCATATCTTACCAATTTACCTCTCTCAAAATAAGGATCGTCACGTTTAATCCAATGGTCGATATATGATTCAATTCAAATATTTTCGAATGGATGATTAGTGGAATTACTAGTAGTTTGTGCATCAGGGATTGGTACATGAACTGATTCAATTAATTGTTCGTTACCTATAGAATTACACGGAAGTTTTAACGTTTTATTCTCAACACTTCCTACAAATCGATATAATCTGGTGTGCTTTGTTCCAATCCTACTCCAAGCCTCAAGTGCTAAATCTTCAAATTCATTTTCATCTGGAGTAACACCATATAAACTCTCACAGAGTCCATAGGTAGAATTTATATTAAGTAATTCCATAATTATCTAGCAGTTTGATCATTTCTATGAGGTGGTTGAAGTGCTTGGCGATAATAATAGAGTTTTTCTTTAGTTAATTGATTTTTTACTTCATCAGTTATACTTCCAAAATCACCTGCACTATTATCACAATTCCCATCACATCCTAACTTTTCTAATTGACGTGGATCTCTAAAAATTCCAATAATGGAAATTGTTTTCACATACGGAAGATTAAAAATTCATCCATCGTACATTCCATTTTCATTTGGAGTTCTCTCAATATAAACGTAGGGTTTATTTGCTCTTCTTTTCTTATATTTATGATATTTTGCTTGATTTGGAGAATAATATACAGAATATTGTTGTTTTCTATCAGCAGAACCAACCCAATAAATAGAATCTTCTCCAAGTCCAGCAATTGTTTGCGGAATTTCAAAATGTTTTTCAGAATATCCTGCTGAATTATTACAGCATTTTATGGGATCTTTACAATTTACTACAACACAGTTAATTGCCATAAGTAAATCGCCTTTTTGAAGGATACCTTTTTTTCATCATTGAAGAATCGTGCTTTCTCTTTTAGCAACCACTTCGTCTTCAATTTGTTCTTGCGAAAGTGTTATATTTTCATGTAAACCAACAAGTCCGGCTTCAACATCATTTATAACAGCTGACGCTATTTGTTCTATTGTCATAGGCAATATAAATTAAAAAGAGCAGGCGGGAATGCTTCCCACCCGCTCTTATGTTTTATTGTACAAGATAATCAACGATTGTTGCCATCGGTTGAATAAATGGATCTTCTGTCACTGCAGTAGTTTTAACAGTAAACACATCACCAGGAACTGCGTTTAAACTTACCGTTAAAACACCTTTAGAATCAACACTAGCGATATTTTCACCAGCTAATATTGCTCATTCATAATGAAATTTACAATGAGGCAATGGATAAATATCTGCTTTTAATTGAGTCTTTTGTCCAGCCTTAGATGTGCGCATTTTAGTCATTATTTATATTAAGAATGAGTTTCCTCTCCTCCTTCTGTACCTTCCCCACTTTCAGTAGGCGTTACAGGAGCTCCACCAGGAGTAAATCCTTCAGCATCATCTGGAGTATGAATATGGTTTGCATCAACGTCAGTAACTTCAGTAGATGTTGCTACAACACTTACACCAAGATCGGTGAAGGCTTGTTCAAATTCAGTAGCAAGTGATTCAGGAACATAGTAAACGTGACGAGTTACTGCAGTCATAGCTTGACCAACACCAGAAAGACCTCCAAGTTGAGGACGAGGTGATTCATAAGCAAATGAGAACTGAACATAAGTCACACCAGGAGTAGGACGATCTTGATCACCAACAGCCCAATAACGAATATTTGGATAAGTCGGGAAACGAAGATTCTGGATTAACCAATCACCAGTAGCAAAAGGTTCTACACCCTCAACAGCTACAGAAGCTGCATTCTTAGCAGCATCTTCATTGGTGAAAATATCTATAGCAGGTAAATATTCACCAATACAAGAATCACAAGTAGTTTGATCATAGAAAGAAATTCCAACAGTATCAAATCTCATGGCATAATGCTTAGCTTGCATTGCAACAACTGTACCAGAAGTAAAATCAACAACTTTTGGAGTTTCTCCAGATTCATCAAGTGCACCAACTTTAAATTCTTCTGTACGAACTGCCATTTGTAAAGATTCATAAATCTTTTTAGCAATTGTAGCAGCAGTATCAGTAGGAGTTACATCAAATCCAATAAGTAACTGACGACCAAAAGTATTCCAATTAGGATAACCAAACTCGTAAAGAGCATGAGGATCAAGAAGTTTAACAAACATGTTAAGTTGATAAGTACCAGGAGCCATAGGAACACCGTTTTCTCCAGGGAACATTGTGACAAGAGTATTTACATTCAACTTAAGAATTTCATACTCACCAACATGTCCTTCAGTCTTATAAACCTTCTGATTTTGGATAAAAGCTTTTCAATATTCTCCACCACGCTTAATAGTAAGAGGACCTTTATCTCCACCATTACGAACAAGTCTAGGAGTACCGTCTGGCATTGTAAGAGAATTGAAAATTAATTCGTGTGTGTACTGAAACATAATTTCTAAATTTTAAAAGTTAATAATTAAGACTTATCCCTAGAAGATTGACTTTGAGGTTGTGATGCAGTAGGATCTGCAACAGTTTGATTAACAGCATAATTGGTTTGAAGCCGTGGATCACTAGCATTCTCCATCAATAATTTAACCAACTCATTTACAATCTCATAACAAACATAATCAGGAAATTCAAGAGGTCTTGTATTATCATGAGTGCTTGTTATATCATCATAAGTCAATCTGATAAACATAGGGGCTTTAATATAATCGATATATAGATATTTTGGTTCAAAAACAGTATCATCATCTCCAAAACGTAATTCTAATCTAACTTTAGAGGCATTTGCCATACGAGTATCCTCGTCTTTAATAGAATCAGTTAATTCATCTTTTTTGAGTTTATTATCTACTACTGCATCAATTCTACCTCCAACAGGAGAAATGTTATTTATATAGAAATATGGACGTTTATAGTCAGGTTTCATATAAAAGTTATGCATTATTCCTGCGGCCATATCTGCCGTTAATCTACGAGCAGGAAAATCAACATGATCGCCTTCAGTATAACATTTAAATGAAGATTTGACATCATATTCCACTATGCAATTTAAAATATGCATATAATCATCTGGAAGATTAGCAAAATAAGTAAATTTATCTTTATTTGCAACTCTACCGTATCCAGAAAATTTATTGAGTGTTTTTGTTAGTGGAATTTGAACAGTAGCTTTTAAAACTCGTAAATCATCAGAAGATTGTTGATTTATATCGTATCGATTATATACTTTGTTTATATATTGTTGGACAGCCTTATTAACAAAATAATTAAAGTCTTCTAATAATAGACTAGGTGCTTCAACTTTATTCATTTCAATTAAAGCGTAGTCATATAAATCACGTTCTGTCATATATTCAATTATTTTATTGTTAAACATTATAGACTGTCTATCATTTGTCTATTTTAAAACTTAGATCCAGATTTTTACTTTTCAGACTTTTTAGTTTTTCCAGGATTGATTTCTGGTTCTTCTACTTTTGTATCATTATTTGTATTATTTTCAAATTGTAATGCAAATTGAGGATAAACATGTTTCTTAAGTGCATCAAAGATTGGCTTATTCATAGGTGTCTTAAAGAAAGTAAGCATTGCTTCATCAGTTGCTCCAAGATTTGTTTCACCATACATTCACCAACCATTAATCTTACGAATAATGTTCATTTCTTTGGCATCAAGAAGCATCAACTGAATTCCAGAATCCTGTCCAGTATATAGATCAATTATCTTCTGAGGATGTTTATCAGCCTCTTGAAGCAGATAATCTTTAGCATCAGTAAATGGAGCATTTTTCATATTACGTCCAAGTAAACGACACTTTGTAAGAATTCCATTTTCAGAGTCCTTGAAAACATATTCTTCTGCTTCATGAATAAGTTTTCTACGATTAATACTGCGTTCAGAATCCTCTCCAGCAATATCTACATAAAGTTCTGCAATACCATAACGCTTCTTATCACCATCAATAAGAAAATTACCATCTGCATCCTTTGAATCACGAGTGGGCGCAATCAAATCATTATCTTTAATAGCCATCCACTTATTATACTGCAAAGGATCACTTAAGTCAAATGTAGTACCTTCTGTTACAACAATGTCCAAATCTTCTGGCAGAAAATATGCAGAACGAGGATCATTACGTTCAGCTTCTGAAAGTACCATATAAGAAGAACCATCACTATCAATACGTACAGGTTTTACAAAATCTCAATTCAATCCATTAGGTTGCTTAGTTGGCATAAAGTGATATTCTTTAAGTTTGTAAACAGTACGCAATGTCACTATTTTATTTTCCATATTAGTCCATATATTTAGTTAAAATCTGAATCTATATAAAAGAACCTCTCCTCTCATCGAGGAGAGGTCTTTCACTTTATCTATAAAAGGCTATTAGAGCCAAGGATTCTGAGTTTTGTTGCTCATAAGAACAACAGACTTATAAGGATTGAATACAGCAATGGAACCGGTTCCCCACATAATGAGTTTGGATCCAGCAACAGGACTAGAAACCTCACCAGAGGACATTCCGTTAAGTCCACCTCAATTAATGTTAACTTTATATTACTATAAAGATCAGACTATATCTTCAACTTAATCCATGTATTTAAATGTATATCCTTTTGCACTATTAGCTTGTCCTTTTAAAACTTTTCCTACATTTCCAAAATCCTTTCTACATTCTCTAACTGTATCGTACACCTTAACAAGTTTTCCATCTAAGGTGTATTGTCCAACTTTTCGAGATTTTGATACATTTTTTTCTTTATTTGGCATTTTAGGTAATAATTCTCAAGATCATTGATAATTACCACAAGTTGCACCTAATTTAATAGCATTTGGAATTCCTTGATAGGTTTTTCCTAATTGCTTAACAACTTCTCCAACAGAATTAAACGTCTTAATATAATCTCCAGTTAAAGAATATTGATGTATTGGATCACCATAATGTTTTTGGGTAATTTTTTTTGAAAAAGTCTTTAATTTTTCAAAACTAATGTAATGATTTTTAATTTTTGTTTGCCCTTTAATTGCTCTTTGTACAGGACCTAAATTAACTTCAAAATGTTTAGCACAATCATTTATAGAATCAAATTCTAGTTTAAAGTTCCCATTAGAATCATAAGCATAGACCTTTTTAACTTGAGTTGTATTTAAAAAATTAGAAACATCTAATTTTTCTACATAATACTCCGTTCAAAAGCAATCTGCGCTACGTATTTTGAATTCAATTGCATTCCCAATACAATTTACTTGTGTACCGCACTCATCTGCAGCTTCAAGCATTGAATTGTACTGTTTTATAAACTCTCCATCTAAAGAATACCTATAAACAGTCTTATTGTTTTTTGGAGGATCGCCACCCCCAAGTGCTACATTATAGGTATCTTCTCTTGCAACAAATTCTTCATTTACTATAATGCCTTCTAATCGTAGTGCTTCTTGTCTAGTATCAAAGGTTGCAATAGTAAATCTTCTAAATGCATCAAATCCATACTTTTTTACCGCAAAATGAAACGGTTCTTTTGGATGTTTGATTGTGCTGGGTCTAAATCGATTGACTCCATTTCCTAAGTATCCGTCTCATGGATTATCTGGATCAATGTCATGTACCCCTACATAAATTTTAAAATTAATTAAATTAACTGTTAAATATACAATACTTTTCTTTTTTAAGTTGTTTCCCATTTCGATTAATTTTTATTAAATCTTAGCTCATCCGAGCTAGTCGTTGAACGTTCATTAGAATTTGCCTATGGCCTTAAATAACCTAATGCTTCGCTGCGGATTGTCCAATTAATGGAATTTCCCGCAATTAGAGAAATTTATTTTTCTTAGTATCACTACTAAGCGGCGCAAGTGGTGTGTTTTACGCCTTGGATATAGTTTTCAACTATATCAGTGTTCTTAAAGCTATACTTAGCGATAGCAGGTTTACCAGTTCTAGAATCAGGAGTTAAATCAACCATGATAGCATACTTTCTATCAGGGAATTCAACATCAAGAGATCTGTCAACTTTGAAACCAATCTTATTCAATTGTTATCATACAGCTTTTTATCTGTATTTCTTATAGTTTCCTATAAGTTCGGCATATATTTTCAATTTCTAAATAGAAATTGTTCCGCACTCTTGGAGGAATTATATTTATTCACCCTCTATGCTCTACGATGTTCTTTAGCCTTTTCGCAATCTAAAGAATTATCTCGGTGTTGTCATATTGAATTATTTTCAACTTAGATTTTCACCGATATTACGGAATTAGGTGGCAATAAGAATAGGTTTACCACCGTAAATATAAGTGTCATAAGTAGCACCAGCAGAAATGTATCCATTGGCACCCTTAGACCATAGGAAGTCACCGTCGGTGTGACGATCCTTAAGGAAGAGATCTATGCATCTCTGAGCGTCATCCCACATAAGGCTATTGCAAATGAAAGCATAAGAATTACCAGTAGGCTTATCGGCTTTAGCGTTCATTGCAGCAAGAGCTTTCTGTAACCATGCTACAGTAAGCTTGGAGAAGACGAACTTCGTTGCAAATCTTTCAATCTGAGTTACTGCCTCAATGTTATCGTATAATTGTTTATATTATACATCTAATACTTCATTTCGTATTAGGTCAGACTATATCTTCGCTATAAAGCGGTTCTTGTTCGTGGATAAACTATTTCAAGTTATCTAGTCGTTACACGTTCCTAAATCTTTGTTTAGGCTTCGCTCGGTATTCCCATCTCAGAGTTCACCGAATTAAAGAACTTTAACGACGGCACAGTTTTCTACCGTCCGAAGTAATTATTGGTCTACCAGTCTCATTATCGAAGATGGTAGGATTTCCATCCTTATCTAGATTGGACTTACCCCATGCGAACTTGCCTTCACGGGCCTGCATGAAAGAGTCAAGAAGAACTTTCTTAACACC